TACAAGTGTATGGACTCAAAATGGAGTCAATTTAGTAAGCGGTTCTCAATTAGTAATGGAAAAAGCAGGGACTTATCAATTTAATTTTGTAGCTCAAGTTCAAAATACAGAAAATGCAGTTCATGATTCGTACTTTTGGGTAAAATATAACGGAAACAATTTTCCAAACTCAACAACTCAAATGTCTTTACAGCCAAGAAAGAATGAAAGTACTCCATCTGCTCAATTAATGACGGTGAATATAGTTGGAGTTGCTCAAAACGATAATGATTATATTGAATTATATTGGACAGGAGACAGTAGTACCATACGTTTAAATGAAACCCCAGCTTATGGACCGGTACCTGAAACTCCTTCAGTTATTGCTAATATTATTAGAGTAGGTTAATAAAGTCTTAATTAGTTATATGAACAGAATTTTTTTTCACCAACAACAGAACGTCAGAAACGCTTACTGTAACCCACAATCTAGACCTTTCGTCTTAGAGGCGTGCTATGAAATTTTAAATATTTTCGAACCTAAAACTTTTCTTGAATTAGGATTCGGAAATGGAGATTGGTCCCTACTACATTCAGATTGTTTTTCCCATAAACCAAATTCTAATCAAGTTAGGTATTATGGAATAGATAATTTTGAACTTTGTACTAGAGAAGGTTCTCATGAGTGGTACACATGGGCTAGAAATGTAGAAGAACTTAGAAGAAGGATTGAAACCTGGAAATATTGGACAGGTACAGAGAGTTCTTTTTTTCCAAGCGATGGCGACATATTAAAAAATCTCCCAGAAATATTAGAAAGCTACAATACAAAATACGACTGTATTAGATTAGATTGTCTATGTAATAACGTTGAAGATATTCATAAAGTATTATCTCAAGCATTGGAGTATGCTGAAGATAATTTTATCTTACTTGTTGACGACTGCGGTCTTACACAATGTCCTCAGAGATTAAAAGCTTGCATACAGTTAGTAGAGGAGGAAAAAATAATACCTTTATGGATCTCAGATGATGAAATGGGTTTTGTATCTCCCTCTTTTGATGTAGAGAAATTTATTTCTGCTTTTCGTCAAAACCATCAGGGTAAACTCTATAAAGCAGAGTACAATAGATATTTTGAGTTTATAAATGGTAAAGCCTTCCCAGTTCTTGTAACAAAATCAATCTGATGCAAGATAGACCGTATAAGGAAATAAAACAAAGTAATTATATTATAAGAGAATTTTCTCAAAATATTTCTACATTAGAGCTTGTATGGCATAGGGATAAGGAAGATCGTATAGTTCAAGCTATACACGATACCGACTGGTTGTTTCAATTAGACAACGAACCACCCCAAAGATTTACAGAAAACAAACTATTTATACCAAAGGAAACCTATCACCGTATAATAAAAGGAACAGGTGATTTAGTTGTAAAGATATGGCAAAAGGATTAACTTTAGGTAATTACGCAGAAAAACCTAAAAAGAAAAGACCAGGCGTACACGCCAAGTCAAAAATGTCTAAATTAAAAAGTTCTAAGAACTATACAAAAACATACAGAGGACAGGGAAAATGAAACTATTTGATATTATACTTAACGAAGGACCAGGGCCTAGACAGAAAGTAGTAAGTTTACAAGATCTTTCTTTTGACTTACTTTTATCTATGTTTGGTAAAAAGCCAATGTTTGGATTTAGAGTTCCAAACCCTGACGATTCTTCAACACAAGTATTTGATCAAGAGTCGTTAGATAATTGGAAAGCAGGTATCGAAAAAAGATACGGAAACGTAAATATTAGAATAGATGTTGAAGCTTCCTCTCCTTGGGAAAAAATACAAGTTTTAGATGATAAATTTAGAGGTGATAAAGAATCATACACAGCCGGAAAAGCAGCCTGGCTGGACAAAGAAAGAGCTGCAGGTAGAACATCAGGATTAGATTAATATGAAATTATCAAAAATCATATTAGAGAACAATAAATATGTAGTGAGAGAACAACTTGATCTTTCTGATTACGATATCGAAAGATTGACTGAGACGATTACTACCAAGCTTGAAGACTATCTTGACATAGATAATAGAGACCTTTTACTTAAATCGGTTAAAGGAGCAATAAAAGAATTAATTCAATAATTAATTGCTCGTTCGAATAAAAGTTCTTATCTTACCGTAAAGATACGGACTGGTTTATGGATTACACTTTCCTATTAGGATCAATAGAAACTATTTTGGGCAAAAGTCATAAGAGAGCTAGAGATAACTATGCTTTCCACTGTCCTTTTTGCAACCATAGGAAGCCAAAGTTAGAAATTAACATGGCTACTAATGAAGAAGGCCATAATCCCTGGGAATGTTGGGTATGTCAAACTAGAGGTAGAACTATTAGATCCCTACTTAGACAATTAAAAACCCCAAGCGCCCAAGCAGCTGATATACTAAAGTACTTACCAAAAGGTAGTGAGATAGAATATAAAGGACTATCTATAATAGAACTACCAAAAGAATACCAACCGCTCTATAAAGCCTCAAGTACTTCAGTAGTAGCTAATCTTGTTAAAAATTATTTATATGAACGAGGGCTTACCGATAATGATTTTATTAAATATGGTATTGGATATTGCACATCTGGAGAATATGGAGGACGAGCTGTTATCCCAAGTTATTCTGAATCCGGTTCACTCAACTTCTTTGTTGCGAGAAGCTATGATGGCAACTATTTTAAATACAAAAACCCTGAAGCATCAAAAGACATAATCTTTTTTGAAAGCCTAATCAACTGGAATGCTCCTATAATTCTATGTGAAGGAGTATTTGACGCCATTGCCATTCGTAGAAATGCTGTTCCTATACTGGGAAAAAGCTTATCTAAATCACTTTATAAGAAATTAATTACTAGTAATGTAAATGAAATATACATTGCTTTAGACACAGATGCTAGAGATAGAGCTCTAGAAATCGCTGAAGACTTACTTAACCAGGGTAAGAAGGTGTATATGGTTGACCTACCAGACAAGGATCCGTCTGAGATGGGCTTTAAGACCTTTACACAATTTATACAAACTGCAGAAGAATTAGATTTTTCTAAAATGATGCTGCATAAATTAGACCTATGATAAAACAAGGTATGAATATTCTCGAACAAAACGAGAAAAAAAGACTAGACTTTAATCCAAAATTAAAGCAAATTAATTTTCTAGACAGAAGAGTTTATAAAAGATCAGAAGGAGTATACTACCCGTCCGTAACCACTATACTCCAGTATATGCCCAAGAATAAGTTTTTTGATACTTGGTTAAAAGACGTTGGGCATAACGCTGATCTGATTATGAGAAAAGCAGGAAAAGAAGGGACACAGGTACATGAGGCTTGTGAGAAATTAATTAAAGGTGAAGAGCTTTCCTGGATGGACGATTATGGCAATGCTAAGTATTCACAATTAGTATGGGAAATGATTCTTAAGTTTGCAGACTTCTGGAGAACACATAAACCTGAAGCTATAGAAATAGAAACATTTGTATGGTCGGATGAACATAAGTATGCCGGTACTGCTGACTTAGTTGTTAAAATGGACGGAGAGGTATGGTTACTGGACCTTAAAACATCTAATAGTTTACATAAATCATACGACCTTCAGCTAGCTTCTTATGCCAAAGGATTGGAAGAATCTAAAGGTATCAAGATAGATAGAACAGGTATACTTTGGCTCAAAGCTAATACTAGAAGCAAATCAACTAAGAAAGGAGTTTACCAAGGTAAAGGTTGGCAGATTAAGGTGATAGATGAAATTGAAAAGAATTTCAACTTATTTAAGTTAATATACGAATTATATACTCTAGAGAACCCTACAACTGAACCTATTTATAATAGTTACCCAACTATATTAAAACTGTGAAAAACCTTATAAAAATTTGTTTCTCTGCACTTTTATTCTTATCTTTAGTTAGTTGTGGTACGTATAAGTTTCAAAGGAATAACAACAGAGTAGAATCTATTCTAGCAGTTACAGCCGCAGGTGATACAATACAGGTACCCGTAAATAAGATAATAAATGAATACAATACAGGGAGGTACAGTGATTGGCAGTTTAGATGGTACGATAATTGGTATAATTACTACAATTTTCCTTTCTATTTCTATAGAGATTATAACCGCTGGTTTAGGAGTCCTATTTATTATAGCACACCTTTTAGACCGCAAATACAGCTACCCCTTGGTAGACAAAAAGTTAAAGTAAGAGGACGAAGAGGAAGTAATAATATTGAAAGAAATGATCAAATTAACAGACCTAATTTTAGAACGCCAAGGCCGTCCGAAAGTCGTAGTGATGGCAGGAGGGGCAGGAGCAGGAAAGTCGTACCTCCTCAACCAACTCGACCTCGCATCTCTACCCCAAGTCAACCCCGACAAATACGTAGAGGATCCCAACCATCCCGCGTACAACAACCTGTCCCAAGGAGCTCGTCTAGCAGATCAGGAAGCGGAAGAGTTATCAAGCAGTAAAGAGTCTTTTGTTTGGGACACAACAGCCTCTAATCCTAAAAAAGTAAAAGAACTTATTGATAAAGGGTACGATGTATATATAGTAATGGTATATACGCATCCAATGATCTCATATATTTCTAACTTCTCTAGAAAACGTAACATACCTTCTGCAGCAGTATTCTCTACCTGGAGAAATGTTTACCAGTTAATCAGCGATTATTCTAAAATGACTAACGGTAACATTTCTATATTTGTATCAGATAGAGGCGGTAAATATAAAAACGAAGTTGAAGCTTTTGATACAGCAGCTAAAAACGGACCTCAAGGAATAAAAGATTACCTAGAAAAGTATAACGAAAAGAACAATATTGGCGGATCTACTTTTAGAAAGCCAATTGAAATGTCTACTCAAGAAGAAGAAGAGTTTCTAAAAGCAACTCAAGGTATTGATTGGGATAAAGATTCATATGGTGAAGATAGAGCAATAAAAGATGCATTCTTAAAAGCATACCAGAAGAATGGAGTTGGACCTGGAGCAGATAAACTTAAAGATGCTATAAAGAAATATCGAGATAGAAAAGCAAAGCAAGAAGAAAGAGAAAATGAAGTATTAGACAATATAGCTGATATGCTTTATAGTCCTAAGT